CTCTCCCGATTCGCGCGGTACACGATGCAGACCCTCCAGCCCACGAACCTGCGCTCGCAGATCAACCTCGTCTACAACCACCTCATCGTGGTGGGCGACGTGCTGATCCACCAGCAGGACGACTTCAACTTCCGCCTGTTCCGCGCTGACCAGTACGTCACGCGGCGCATGCACGAAGGCGACTGGGTGGACCTCATCATCAAGGAGCAGGTCAACCCCGAGTGGCACCCCGACCTCGCAGGCATCCCGAAGAAGGGCGGTCTGTCGCAGTCCAGCCTCTCCACGCAGGAGGAGCAGTGGGAGTGCCTCTACACCTACATCCACAAGGACCCGGAGACGGGCGTCCAGACCAAGCGGCAAGAGTTCCGCGACCAGACGGTCGGCAAAGAGGAAACCCGAGAGGTTGCCTCGTACTTCCCGGCACGCTGGAAGGCGCTCATCGGTGAGTCCACCGGCATCAGCTTCATCGAGGACAACTTCGGTGACGTTCGCACCATCGACGCACTGGCCAAGGCCCTGCTCGACGCGAACCTGCTCAACGCCGAGTACCGCTGGGGTGTGAACCCCGCCGGAATCACCGAGCTACAGGACATGCTCGACTCGCGCAACGGTGACTTCGTCCCGGCAGCGCAGGGAGACGTGTTCCCGCTCCAGTTCCAGAACAGCGCAGCCACGCAGTTCACGCAGGTCGCCGTTCAGGCGCTCCGCGAGACGCTGCGGCGCAAGTTCCTCCAGTTCCAAGCCCGTGACGCCGAGCGCGTGACGAGCGTCGAGATCCAGAAGACTGCTCAGCAGCTTGAAGGGTCCCTCGGCGGCGTCCTGAGCATGGCGGCGAACGAAGTGCAGGAACCCATCGTCCGATCCACCCTCTTCCTGATGGGTGAGAAGGGCATGATCCCGAAGCAGATCGTGGAAGAGATCAAAAAGGCTGACGGCCTCGTCAAGCTGCGCATTCGCGCGGGCCTTGAGATCCTGAACCGCGAAGCAGAGCGCGAGAAGCTCGACGGCATGATCCAGCGCGTAAGCGCCATGCCCCCGCAGGCCCATGAGGCGCTTGAGTGGACCAACATCATGAAGGACTACTGGGCGGCGAATGGACTGGAAACCGTGGGCCGTGTAAAGTCTGCGGAACAGCTACAACAGGAGAGACAGCAGGCGCAGCAAGCTGCCATCGCCGCGCAAGCCGCCCAACAGGGCGTGCAGGCGGGCATGCAGGGCGCGCAGGCTGGCAACGGAGATGACACTTGACCGACCAGACCAATCAGACCCCCGATCTGGGGACGCCCGAGGGCATCGCCCAGACTCAGGTGAACACGCTGCTCAGCAATCCGGCTCAGATTCCGGCGAAGTTCAAGGACGCGAACGGCGTCGTGAACGTGGACGCGCTGACTGCTTCCTACCTCGAACTGGAACGCGCACGCAGTGGTGTCCCTGCGACACCCGTGACCGAGACGCCTGCCGCCAACGCTGCGGACGCTGCGGACGCACTGACGCAGAGCGACACTTCGACTCCCGCCGACGCTGAATCGCTGGCCGACGCCCTCTCCGAGCCGAAGGCTCCCGAAGGCGCAGACCTGTGGACCGCCGTGGGCAAGGAGTTCGACGAGACGGGGAGCCTCAGCGAGGGCACCGTCAAGGGACTGCTCGACGCGGGCGTCCCGCAGGCCATGATCGAAGCCGCTGTCGCTGGTCGCAAGATCAAGCAGCAGCAGGACATGGTCAAAGCCGCCGATCTCGTCGGTGGCAAGGAGGAGCTTGACGCCACGCTGGCGTGGGCGAAGGAGAACCTCTCCGACGCTGAGAAGCAGGCCATCATCCCGCAGCTTCGCGGGGCGCAGGCCGAGACGATCCTCATGGGGCTGCACGCACGCCGTGTCGCCGCCGCTCCCGCCGCCTCCGGGCAGGTGGACACCTCGAACATCGCCGGTGGTACGCTCCCGCAGGGCAACCCTGCCGCGAACCTCGTGCCGTTCCGCGACTGGAACGAGCAGCAGAGTGCGATGCGCGATCCTCGCTACCAGACCGACCCGGACTACCGGGCCGAGTGCGAGGCACGACTGATCCTCGGCGCGGGCTACAAAGTCGCGCGCTAACGAACTAGCCGCGTCCATTCGACATCGGTGCCCTCGCTGAGGGAACAACACCGTCAACAACGTAGGGTGGGCGTGGCACATGGGGGCGAAGTGGCTTCGCCTCGGTAGAACTCCGCACGTCGGCACTACCGAAGACCTGGGTTCGACTCCCAGCGCCTCCACTTTGCTTGAAGGTCCCCAAGCCCCGGCGTGCGCCGGATCAGCCGGGATTGGAAGGCGTGCGATCCGCATCCGAAAGGGTGCGCAGGCGCATTTCGACGCTCAACTGGCCTCGCATCACGCGAGCCTCCCGGTTGGGTAGCATGCAGCCCGTTTGAGGCCCCGGCAGGGATAACCTCACCAGCGCGGACAACTGTGAGCGTGTCATGTTCGATCGGTTCTCTGACAAACATTCACCCAAGCATGGAGGACATAGCTCATGGCTATCTCCAACCCCATCCGCTTCACGCAGAATGCCGCGCTGGCTTCGCCCGCAGTGGGCGATCTCTACCTGCCGGTCTTCGGCGGTGAGGTCCTCACCCGCTACGCGGAGTACCTCGGCATCACCAACATGGTGCGTAAGCAGTCCATCACCAGTGGCAACACCGCCACGTTCCCGCGCCTCGGTGGCATCGGCGCTGAGCGTCACGCCGCCGGCACGCAGCTTCTCGGTCTGGACGCTGAGTCCACCGAACTCTCGATCACGCTGGACGACCGTCCGCTGGTCAGCCACTTCCGCATCGACGACGTTGATGCGATGCTCTCGCACTTCGAGACGCGCAGCCACTGGGCGCGTGAGACGGGTCAGGCCCTCGCTGAGGCGCAGGACCAGTACACGCTCCGTCTGCTCATCAACGCCTCGCGCGAGACGCCGACCACCCTCTACGGTGGCAGCGCTTCGAGCTTCCCCGGCGGCGGCATCGACGGTGCCGGTACGGCCGAGACGCAGACCCTCTGGGCGACGGCGGGCGCGACCCCGACGAACGACCAGCTTGGCGAGTTCCTCACGGCCCTCGACAACATTCAGGTCCGGTGGGATCAGGTCCGCGTGCCCTTCGGTGGGCGTAACGTGATGACCGAGGTCCCGGCTTGGCACGCGATGCGCCGCTTCGGTAGCCCGCGCTCCAACACCGACCTGACCAACGGCATCACGCCCCTCTTCCAGTCCACTGACGGCAAGTACGGCGCGGCTGGCAACGCCTCCGTGTCGAGCGAGCAGCGTGGCGACAGCCCGGACTTTCAGGAGAAGCTCCTGTGGGCCGGTATGGAAATCTGGCGCTCCAACCTCACGGCGAACGTGTTCGGTCAGGACCTCTCGGCCGACGACGAGGCCAAGTATCAGGGCAACTTCACCGCGACTCGCGGCATCGCGTGGCAGACCGACGCCTGCGCTGTCGTCGAGAAGATGGCGATCTCGAACGAGATGTTCCGCGACGTGAGTCGGCAGGACAACCTGTTCGTGTCGAAGATGCTCTCCGGTGGTGGCACCCTGCGTGCCGAGGCCGCCGTTGAGATCATCGACGACTGATCCTGATCCCTCCCTTCAGGGAGGGCCTCACCTCAACTTCAACTAGGAGTATCATCCCATGGCTATCAAGGGACGAACCCCCTCTCACCGTGGCCCCATGCTGGGCGACGGTACTGGCGGCGCTTCCGAGCGTCCCCGCAGCGCCCGTGAGCGCGACCCCGTCCTTGAGACGGTGGGCGAGAAGGTCAGTGACATTCGTCTTACGGCGGGTGGCACCGACATGAGCGCTGGCGAGGCTGCGGCCTACAACTTCGGCGTCTGCGACAAGGACTCGGTGGGCGACTACCTGTTCCGCGCGCAGAGCGCTGCGTCCGCGACCGCCGATCCCCTCGGCGCTGTCGAGTTCGCCTACGTCACCGTCCGCGAGGACTCGGCTGGCGTGTTCAAGGCTGACCTCGTGCTGGACTACGACGGCCTCGTTGCCGCCGAGGACGCCACGCAGGCTCGCACGAACATCGTTGCTGCCGACGTTCGGTCGGACAGTGCGACCCCGGTCTTCACGACCACCGATGGTGACGGCGACCTGACCTTCACCGTCACGACCGCCACCACGGCGGGCACCCTCAACGGCCTCATCGCCGTGCAGGGTGGCGATGCTGAGGCGAACAGCCTCGTCATCGTCGAGTGCCGCTCGACCACGACTGAGGTCTGGTCCTGCGAGCGCGTCAGCTAAACGCTGAACCTCACACCGGCTCCCTTCACTGGGGGTCGGTGACTTTCAGGTGATAGCTCAACAAGTAGAGCGCCAGCGGACGCGCTGGAGGTGGAGGTGCAAGTCTTCCTCACCTGTTTCCCCGAAATCGCAGTCCCGCGTGTGTGCCCAACAGAGCGCAGCGGGTCATCTGTAGCCCCGGACTCTCCCGCAAACCCTGAACCGACCGTTGATCGCGGCCGGGCTGTGGTGATGGCGAGGGCCGGGGCCTTTATCGTGTTGGTGTAGTGGTAACACGGGTGGCTCCAAACCACCAGACCGGGGTTCGATTCCTCGACACCTTGCCAAACTCAACGAGACTCTCCTCTCTCACTCGCCCTGTGCATGGCTCACGCTGTGTACAGGGTTTTTTCTGCAAGCCTGAAAGGAGGCGCTATGCCGGTTCGCCCACGCGAAATGAACGACCAGCCAACCGATGCGCGCATCCGGCAGGTCATCCGCCACATCCTGAACCAAGAGGTTCGCCGCCTGCTCAACGCAAGCACGTCCCTCTCGGCCACCGTGGCGACCAACACGTCGAACATCAGCGCCAACGCCTCCGCGATCGCGCAGAACGTCATCGACATCGACAACCTCGACCGCCGACGAGCGGCCCGCAACAACGAAGGCATCATCTCATCCCTCGGCCTCGCCGCCGGGAGCGGTGGTGTGAGCGTCAGCAGCACGGCCTTCTCCGGTCAGCAGACGTGGACCCTCACGGTCCCCTCTCACCCGATCGAAGTGACCCTCTGGAAGAAGCAGACCTTCACCGCCGACGCGCAGTTCGACACTTTCCAGTTCAACGCTGTGCAGTTCGACGAAGGTGAACTCATCCAAGCGGTGGACGTTTCAACCCAACCAACGTACACGCCCTCATCGGGCCTTTTCTCGGTAGACTGGGGCACCGCAAAGACGGGCACCATCTACCTACTCAAGTTTGGCGGCGGTCGGTCCTACGGGATTGTCGCCGTCGCTGACTAAAGGAGCCTTCCATGGCGACTATCGCTGAATCCCAGCTTGGGCAGCTTCGGAACGCTGTCGGAGGCACTGCCGAGAGCATCTATAGCCCCGCAGCTTCCACCACGGCAATCGTCAAGAGCATCGTCGTGTGCAACCAGAGCGGCACGGCTGACACCTACCGCATCTTCCTCGACGACGACGGCACCACCTACGACGCAACGACGGCCCTGTTCTACGACGTGGCCATCGACGCGGGTGAGAGCCACATCCTCAACGTGTACTGGCCCATGCCCACCGACGCCGGCAATCTCGCCGTGTCGTGCGCTACGACCAACGCCTGCACGTTCACGGCATTCGGACTGGAGATCACCTAATGGCGACGAACCAGCCCGGATCACTCGACGCCGCGACCGATCTGTTCGAGGCTGAGAACCGGGCGAACACCACCCTCAACGGCGCTGTCGCAGACGGCGTCACTACGACCATCGTGGTCGCAGACGGGTCGGTGTTTCCGGGTTCCGGTCGCTTCAAGATCACGATCGAGGACGAGATCATCGACATCGCGTCCCGCACGGGCAACACTCTCACCGCCGAGACGCGCGGTGCGGAGGGCACCACTGGTGCAGCCCACTCCGACGCCACCGCTGTCGCCATGCAGATGACGGCAGGGCACTACGAGACGCTGCGGGACGCCATCATCAACACACAGGAGGGCTACATGCGCCGCCCCACCACCCACGACTCCGGTCCCACGGTGGTGAAGCACGGCCGTGATCCCCTCGAACAAGTGAGGAGGTTCTCGCTATGAGCGTTATGAACCTGACCAAGCTGGAGGGTGTCAACCGCGTCCTCCGCGCGGCCCGTGAGCGGCCCGTGACGGCGCTTGGCTCCTCCACCGAGAACGACAGCCTGATGGCCGAGCAGATCCTCGACGAGGTTCTCCTCCGCGAGCAGATGGCTGGCCTCCACGTCAACACGACCGAGGCGCAGTTCACCCCGGACGCCACCACCGGCTACGTCGTTCTCCCGAGCGACACGCTTCAGGTGCAGGGGTGGAACAACCACACCGGACGCAACTTCATGCACCGCGAGACGAGCGGGGCCGTGTACCTGTACGATCAGGACGGCATCCCCGGCTCGTGGGGCAGCACGCGCGACTTCAGCGCCACTGGCACCGACGACGACACCGTCTACGTTCGCCTGACGCAGTGCATGGACTTCGCTGACCTCCCGGTCCAGCACCAGTTCAGCATCGTGGATCAGGCAGCGGTCGAGTACCAGCAGCACGTCATGGGCAGCACGCAGGTGGACTCCCAGCTTCAGGCCCGAGCGGCCCGGAGCCGAGCCATCGCCCGCGCATACGACATGCGCATGCGGCCCAACAACCAGTTCGAGGACGGCAGGAGCCAAGGCCCACGCATGGGCCGGTTCACGCCCCGAGGCTGGCCGTACAACGACATCCGCCGAAGCTAAGGAGGCGACATGGCGATCCAGAACATTCGCATTCCCTCCCTGCTGGGTGGGAAGACCACCGTCAGCCAGTCCCAGCGCCTGCCCATCGAGGTCGAGCGTCTGGACAACTGCGACGGGCAGACCACCCGAGGCATGGACAAGCGCCCCGGCAGCGAGCATGTAGCTTGCGACGGGACGACCGAGTCCATCAACCTCGTCGGTGCGGGAGACGTGATGCACGTCTTCTGGATCAACCGATCCGCAACCGAGCGCTTCGTCGGGTTCATCTACGACGCGGCAGGCAGTGACAACGACAAGCTCCAGATTTGGAACATCGTCGATGGCACCGAGCAGACCGTGAAGGCCGAGACGAGCGCAGGCGCAGAGGTGGACCTCACCGACGCCGACGCAGACGTGGTCGCCATGGTGGCGTACCTGACCGCTGGGTCGAACACGCAGCGCCAGCGCTACCGCACGATCAGCGTGGAGGACACCACCTTCATCCTGAACCGCGAGGTGACGACCGCCCTTGAGGGCACCGCGATCACCTACAAGAACGGCCTGAGTCCGACGAACGTGCGGAACCAGAACAACGACCAGAACGTCATCGCATGGAGCGACTTCGACCAGCCACCGGCCACGACCGGGACCTACCCGACGCGGGCCACGCTGGTCGCAGGCGGCACCATCACCGACGCAGCCATCTGGCACGCCCGCGAAGACGACGTGGGCCTGCCGCAGGGCTTCTACTTCGCCACGTCCAGCACGCAGCCCCCGTGGTATCAGCGTCTCCCCACCGAGGGAGCCGATGGGTACATCCAGCGGGACACCATGCCGCTGCGTCTGGACTGGAACGGCTCGCGCTTCCTCCTCCGACTGGTGGATTGGGAGCCGCGCAAGGCAGGGGACTCGACGACGAACCCCGGCCCGACGTTCATCGGCAACCCCATCGACGACATCTCCTTCCATCAGGGCCGACTGTGGTTCGCCAGCGGCGAGCGCATGGTCAGCAGCCGGGCAGGGGACATCTTCAACCTGTGGATCGACAGCGTGGCGCTCGTCACCGACGCCGATCCCATCGACACGTCCATTCAGGGACGCCGCATCAGCAACATCCGCATGATCGAGTCGTTTCGGGAGTCCCTCATCGGGATCACCGAGGGCGCGCGGCAGATGGAGCTTCGTGCGAACGGCCCGATCACCCCGCAGAGCTTCCAGATTTACGATTCGTCCAACGTGTTCGCGGCGACATACGTCAAGCCGACCACGCTGGGCAGTTCGCTGATCTTCGGCGGCGAGCGGGACTACTCGATGATCCTGTGGGAGTACGACTACTCGCCGCAGCACGTCACGAACGTCGCCACCGACATGACCGAGCGCGTCCACGGGTACATCCCGGCCGAGGCGCACCTGTTCAAGGCCAGCGAGGCCCACGATCAGGTGTTCGTCCTCACGCTGGCAGACCCCGACGCGGTCTACGTCAACAAGGCGGTGTTCAACGGGGCCGAGAAGGTCCTCAATTCGTGGTATCGCTGGGTCTACCCCGGCGCGACCAGCATCGAGTCGTGCGAAGTCTTCGACGACTACCTCTACATGGTGGTCGAGCGCGAGGACACCCTCTGGTATCTCGAACGGCAGGCCCTTGGCGAGCCGCTTCAGGACACCGTGGGCGCACAGACCATGAACTACTCGCTTCGGATGGACCGCAAGGTCGAGATCCAAGGCGTGTACGACGTGGCCAACGACGAGACGAACTTCACTCTCCCTTGGGACATCACGGGTGAGGACTACCACATCGTGGCAGGCCCCACTTTCGACACCGCGACCGTCAAGGCTGCGGGCACCGAGATCAACCTGAAGTCCGACACCGGCGCGCCCACTGTGGCGACGGTCGAGGGCGACTGGGAGAACAACGCGGACGGGACTGACGCACCCTGCTACATCGGCCTGCGCTACAACGCGGACGCCGAACTGAGCGAGGTGTTCGTGCGCGACCAGAACGGGCTGAGCCTCCACGGCAACACCCACCTGATGCGCATGAAGGTGCGCCACCGCGACAGCGGCGGGTACTCTGTCCTCATCACCCCGGAAGGCCGGGCGCAGGACACCATCACCTTCGTCCCGCCCACCGTGGGCAGTAGCCCAATCGACGGCGATCAACTCGACGACTTCGGGGAGTTCCAGTGCAAGGTCATGTGCCACGCGCGGAACGCCCAGATCATCCTGCGGAACGATACCCCGTATCCGACCGCGTGGGTGGACCTTGAGATCGACGCTGACTTCATTCCACAATCCTACTCCCCCGTGAGGTAACATGAGCGAGTTCCAAAGCGACATCGGCGCGGTCAGCACGACCTTCGCCGGGGCCTTCTCGAAGGCGACCGCATCACGCAACCTCTCGCGTCTTCGGACGGCCGAGGGGAACATCGCAGCCGCCACCGACCAGATCGAACTGGAAGAGTCCACCGCGCGCAAGAACATCTCGCGCTCGCTGGCCCAGTTCCAAGGCTCGCAGGCCGCAGCCCGTGCCCACCGTGGCGCAGGCGAGGCGGGCAGCGGGTTCGCAGTCGGGGACGCGGCCACCGCGCAGGCAGCAGACCAAGCCGCCATCGTGGAGGCCAACGCTGCGGCCAAGGAGATCGCCGTAGTCGCGGCGAATCAGGTGGAGTTCGAGGACCCGGTCCTCGCCGCCCTTCAGGGTGGGCTTCAGGGACTGGACATCGGGACGCAGATCGCGTCGGCCCTCATCAGCGAGGCCGAAGTGACGACCCGCCAGTCCTCCCAGCAGCTTCAGAACACGGGGCCGGTCAACGTGAACGCCCCGCCGACCTTCCAGAACACGATCACCCAGATCCTCCAGATCCCCGGCCTCAACATCGGGGAGCAACTGGACCTGAGTGGCCTCAACATCGGAGACTGACATGCCGAAAGAGCAAAGCACACCGCTCTCGCGCGGTCCCGGTTCGGTATCCCCGGACTTCACCGCCCCGAGTGTCCCGGTGGCTACGCCCGGCCGTCAGCTTGACGCGCCGACCACCGAGCAGGAGGCGTTCCGCGATGCCATCCTGTCCTTCGGGCGCGGCGTGGCGAGCGCCGTCTCCGCACGCGCTCAGATCAACAACCGCATCAAGGCTCTCAAGGAGCAGTCGATGCGGAAGACTGAGGCCGACCTGAATCGCGCCGCCCGAGGGTTCCAGCAGCGACGGCTCGAAGGGGCCGACAAGCGCCGCCGGGAGATCCTCGACGAGGCGGGCGAGAAGGGCATGGAGTGGGCCGAGCGAGAGTTCCGCAGCCGCATGACCAATGCGTCCTCCGCACAGGAGGCCCGCATCTGGGAGCAGGCGTGGAACGGGGCGGCAGCGCAGGTGGACCGCAGCAACGCGGAAGCCCAGCGCCAGTCGTTCAACCAAGCCAAGATGTCGATGCAGGAAGTCGGCCTCGCCCTGAGCGAGGAGCTTCAGGAGAGCGAGACTCTCCAGCAGACGCTGACTGGCGACGGCAGCAACATCGCTGCCCGCGTGCAGGACTGGATGCTCACCCGCGTACAGCGCGAGGTGGACATGGACAAGCTGGGTGAGGAGGACGCACAGTTCCTCATCCACCAGACCATCGTGCAGAGCGCCCGCATCGCGGACGGCCTGCGCGGTCAGCACGCCAAGGCCGTCGAGGACAGCAACCAGCGCCTCGGTGCCCGCCAGATGGAGGCTGATATGTTCAGCACCATGACCGGCGAGCAGGAGCCTGTGCATCTGCGCGAGCAGATCGAAGTCACCCTCCGCGACCGCTTCAGCCACCTGACGCTGGAGCAGCAGGACGACATGGTTCGGGAGATGATCTCTTCCAACCTCCAGCGTCTCGCCAGCGGGGACCACGGCATCGACAACTTCGGGTCGCTCGACGCGGCTCGTGAACTCATCAACCAGACCGTCAACGGCCGCAAGGTCTTCGACGACGCCGAGCGTGCGCAACTCACGGCGAAGCTCATGGAGCAGTCCGAGCGCACCCTCACACGGGAGTTCGAGGCCCGCCTGTCGCAGGCGCGGGATCGGTTCACCAAGGTCATCACCACGCCCACCGGGGAGCAGGTGACTCGAATCGACCTCGACGCGGACTCGAAGCTCCTGACCCCGGACCCCGAGACTGGGATCTCCCCGCTCGACCGGCTGGCCGACAGCCTGATCGGGGACATCGACCCGGATGACAGCCCCGAGGCCGCGCGCCTCGTCGGCATCGTGCGGGAACAGCAGCGCCGGATGGCAGCGTCCCTCGCCAGCAAGGCTTCGGCCAAGGTGAGCGATTGGGACAAGACGGTGAACGTCCTCACGGGCGGCACCTCTGAGAATCCGACCAGCGCGGGCAACACCGCGTGGCACACCATCCCTGAGACTCGCGTCCTTCGTGGCCCGCGTGAGCTTGCTGCCTCCGGGCAGGAGGCCCTCGCCGCCGAGGAGGAGCGCCACCTGCGGGCGGCGTACAAGGAGGCTCTGGCGATCAAGGGCGACGACCCGTCCATCGTGGACCAGTGGGACGGCGGTGTCATCGGCACCGATCACCCGCTCCGCGAGGTGGCCGACGTTCAGCGTGCCGCGCTCTGGAACCACCCCGACGTGGTTCGCAACACCGGCATGCCGCCCGCGCTCATCCGAGAGCAGACGGCCCTGCTGACCAGCGACAACCCCGCCGACCTCCGCAGCTTCGGCAACTTCGCCTCCACCCTCAAGGGCGGGGCCGAGGGCGCATGGCAGAAGCTGCTCGCGGGCATGGAGAACGACAGCCACCGCGCTGCCGCCATCCACGTCCGTACCTCGCTCATGCGGGGGCAGGTCTACCACGGGCCTGACGGTGAGCCGACCTTCGGCAACCCCGGCGACGAGGCGATCGACATGGACTTCCTGCACTCGCAGGTGCGCGCACTGACCGCAGCCCCGTCCCGCAAGGGCTGGCTGTGGGCGCGGCCCGAGGGACAGCAGAACCCGTCCAACGCCGAGAACCTCGCCGCACACTGGGCCGACATGATCCGCTCGTCGGACGACCCGGCCATGTACGACAAGGCAGACTGGGACCTGAACCGCGAGGAGATGGAGACGGCCCTGACCCGTGCGCTGTCCAAGGACACCGCGCTGGCCGACTGGGTCAACGCCACCATGCAGTCGCAGAGCGTCCTCGATCACAACCTCGACGAGGGGCAGATCGCAGCAACGCTCATGGGCTGGATGGAACGCGACGGCCTGCGCCTCATGCAGACCGGCGACTCCAACGCCATCCTCCTCCGCGACCCGGCAGGCCACACCGGCCCGGCGGGTGGCAACCTCGACCGCCACGCAGGCGAGAAGCTGACCACCCCGTACCCACCGTGGGCACGAGACGTGATCGGCCAAGCTCTCGATGCCAAGCCGTTCGAGACTCCAGAGTCCCTGCAAGGACTCTACCTCTTCCGACGCAAGGGAGTGGTTCGTGGTAATCAGATCCTTCCCGACGCCGAGCGGCCCCTCTCTCTGGAGGATGCTCGCGTCACGGGCCTGCTCACGGCCGAGTACGGCAACACCCCCGAGGACAACCAGCGACGACTGGACCCTCGATCCGCAGTGGGTGGTGCAGTCCTTCACGCCACCGTCACCATCGACGGCGAGCGGCTTCAGCTTCCCCGCGCTGTGCGGGATGTCGAGTTCACCTACCCCGATGGAAGCCCCGGCTTCATCGAAGAGGGACAGGTGATCTCGTTTGTCAACTCCGACTTCACACCCTCTCCACCGCCCAAGCGGCGCTCTCGGACTGGTGGTTCGGCACCAACGGAAAGGATGGGATACATGGGCTTCACGCCCCGCTTCCCCCGACCCGCTGGTGCCAACATCCCCGAGGCGTAAGCAGGCGCTGGACAAGGAGACAGCATGAGCTTCAGTCAGACTGGGCGACAAGACATCGCCTACAACTACGACCCGACCGACCGATGGGCACCGGAGCTACACCCGGACCCCGTCCTCGGCTCCACGATCGAACCGCCGCAGACCGGCTTCTGGGGTATCACCATGCGCGACAAGCAGGTGAACGCCCAGATGCAGGAGGAAGGCAACTTCGCAACGTGGATCGCCAACACCCTGCTGGACCCGCTCCAGAAGGGCGAGCAGCACTACGTCAGCCTCGGCGCGTCCATGCGGATGCACGAAGCGCGCGGTGAGAAGCTCGACGGTTGGGACTGGCTGTCCCACAAGCTGTCTCCAATCCAGAACGTACAGGGACTCAGGCGCGAGCTTGAGTTCCCTGATTTGGTTTGGAACGGCGAATCCGAAACGGTCAAGTGGCTCGACCATCCTGAGAATCAGGTGGCCCGCGCGCTGATCCTCAAGAACACCGGCACCGACGTGTTCCCCCTGCTGCAAGCCAGCCGGAACCGGGAACACTTCGAGTACACGATCCGCCGCTCACTCAAGCACTCGCAGGCGCTCGACGCCATGCGCACGTTCGACGACGAGAACGGCTGGGCCATCCGCTGGTCCTCCTCCCTCACGTCGGGCCTCGCCAACTACATGCTCACCGACCCCACCTTCGCCCCGTCCATGGTCGTCCCCTTCGGGGGCGTGCAGGCGGCGGGCGCGCGGGCGGGTGTCGTCGCTGGCCTCCGGGTCAAGCGCATCGGTGAGATCGGCGCACGCGCTGCGAGCAAGTTCGTCCTCCACGCTCCCGCTGTGGCCCCCGCCACTCGCGGGTTCGCGGCCACTCGCGCCCTCGCCAAGGGCATCGTCAAGCTGGGCGACAGCCCCGCCGCGATGCACCGTGGCATGGCCACCCTCATCGGACACCGTGGCGCAGTCGCTACGGAGATGGCGATGCTGGGCGGGCTGGGTGCGCACGCCTTTCAGGTGGAGCGCATGGAGAACTCCGCAATCCTCACCGACCTCGAAGCCTATCAGGACCACTACAAGTGGGACGAGGTGGGCCTCGGCGTCGGCATCGGCGCTGCTGCCGGGTTCGTCTTCGGAGGCCGCGCAGGCCACCGCATCGGGCGCACCCTTGAGGCCAGCACCGAGGTAGCGGGCGGGACTGCTGCAAGTCCCACTCGCTACTCCCTTGACGGCATCGCCGGGCAGGGCGTCATCGACTACGCCACCGTCCGGGCGAAGCGCGCCGCGCAGCGCCTGCTGGACAACGACTACGACAGCGTGGCTCCCTACCTCATGGACGACCGCCTCCTGCTGGAGGTGGGTCTGGACCGTGGCCACATGGCCCGGCTCCTTGAGGAACTGGCCGACGCTGCCGATGGTCCGCTTCCGGCCAACGCCGTCCACCGTGTCCTCGCTGACGAGATCAGCGCCGCGTCCAAGGCCCGCCGAGCAGCGGGTGTGCTGGACGACGTGCTTGGCGACACCGTCGAGCAGGAGGCGTGGGCGAACGCCATGGCCCGTGCGGCGAAAGAGAACCCAAAGGCCGCAGAATCTGCGGTGTTTGAGAAGGCCCGCGAACTGGTGGCCGACGAGATCGTCGCCGTCACCAACAAGCTCAAGGACCGAGCAGCGCGCGCCATGGCACGGCAGCAGGCACGGGACGCCTCCGGGCGCTTCGTGTCCAAGGCCAAGTCCAGCGTCGAGTTCTGGAAGCGGGAAGCCGCAGACCTGATCGAGACTGGCAAGCGCCGCGACCTGCTGCGCCACGAGATGGAGTACCTCGCCCGCGTGGACGGGAAGCTCCAAGCCGCCGGGGAGAAGTCCCTGCTGGCCGACATCATCAAGACTCGCACGGCCCGTTACACTGACGGCACCGTGAACACGACCATCGCCCGCTCCAAGGCTTCCAAGCTGGGCCGCACCCTGCGCCAGATCCAAGACGAGCAGAAGCTCATCAAGGAACTGGAGGGGCGTGGCATCAAGGGCAAGGCGAAGGAACGGGTCAACGCCATGAACCGCCTCCGGGCGGCGAAGAAGCGGCTGACCAAGCTGGCCGGTGAGCAGGAAGCTGTGACCGACCCGCAGACCGTTCGCAAGAACATCCGAGCAGCTATCGAGCGCGCGGGGAGAGAGAACCCGCAGACCGATGCGGAGAAGCTCCGCGTGTACGACGACCTGTTCGGGTCCCTCGACGCCCACGCTGGCACCCTCATGGAGGACCAGCACGACCTCTCGAAGTTCCTTCGGGCTGTCGGTCTGGGCGGCGTGATCCGCAAGCTCGCGCGAGCGGGCACCGGCATGGAGCAGTCATGGCGATCCGCCACCGCTGCCCTCCGGTTCATCTCGCAGGAGATCGACCACGCCAAGCTGGCGGTGGATGACCTCGACCCCACGAAGGTCGGCACCCACCGCACCCTCCAGCACCTGCTGGAGCAGACGCACGGCCGGATCTCCGAGTTCGTGGACCTCATGCGCAAGTTCGACAACGCCGGTGAGTTCGGGAACTGGATGCGGAACCCCCGCGCCTACAACCGCAAGCTCACCGAGTTCAACAAGGAGGTCATCCGGCACATCACCGGAGCGGCCCCGTCCGAGCGCCCCGCTGTCCTTGAGGCGGCGAAGCTCTGGACGAAGCACGCGGACGAGATCAAGCGAATCGGTGTGGACTCTGGCGTCCTGTCCGAAGCGCAGGCCCTCGAACGCTTCTTCCCTCGCCGCTGGAACGCGGTGGCGATTGGAAAAAATAGGGCAGGATTTCGCAACGCCCTCGCGGCGCGCTTCCGGGCGCACTGGGTGGACAACGCGGATCAGGCCCACCTCGGCACGCTGGAGTCTCTGGGCCTCGCCACGCGCGAAGCCGACAAGCACGGCGTGTACCTCGGCCACCGCATCACCATCGACGGCGAGTCCAAGCTGGTCAAGAAGTTCAAGCGCTCCGATCTGGAGAAGCTGGGCATCGACGACGCGGCCTACCTCAAGGCGATGGACGCAGTGGGCGACGACGGGTTCACCCCGATGTCCCGCTCCGCGAACCGCTCGCTGTCCAACCTCACGGGCGACACCGCCTACGAGACTGACTCGGCGGGCAAGCTGCGGCGCAAGAAGGGCAGTGGGTCAGGCCCGCAGTCCGAGCAGTCCCGCGTCCTCGAAGAGGGCGTGTGGGGCGACGATGCACTGGAGGAGTTCCTCGACTGGCGGTTCCTTGAGAACGCTCAGGGCTACCTCCGCTCGACGGGCATGCGCATCCAGAATGCGGCCCGCCACCAGAAGCGCATCGGCATCCGCAACGTCACCATGGAGGACACCCTCGACTACGTTGAGGCCCGCATGGACAAGCTGCTCAAGAACGCTGACGCCACCAAGGCCGAACGCGACTCCTTCCGCGCCGGGGTGAAGAACCTCCGCGAGAAGGTCATGCTTGCAGAGGGGCGGCTCCCGTCCCAGACCGAGCATGTCGAGGGCCTGCGCCAGTGGCTGTCCGACCTGTGGATCTCCACGGCGGGCGCGCTGTACGGGCAGGGCATCGGCGCGACGATCATGTCCACCGAGCTTGTGCAGTCCATCGTGGGCCGCGTCTACGCCATGGACGACATCGTTCGTCGGGCAGGCGACGTGTTCAAGGTGGGCAAGCATCTGGTGGGTGACACCACCGGGATCAAGTTCCTCCAGAGCGCCGAGATGCGCCAGCAGATGGTCACTCTCGGCCTGACCCAGAGGCAGTTCCGCCTCCACGCCCTCGACCGCATGATGGGCGAATCGACCTACAACCACGGGTTCCAGTTCGGACCCGTTCACAAGCTGCTCGCGCCGTGGGGTGATGTCTTCAAGACGATCACTGGTGCGACCAGCGAAGCGGGCCTCGGCAAGCGCCTCCTTGAGGTGCCCAACGCCAGCGCCCGTGCCCTCGCATCGAACATGATGCAGATCGGTGGCCTCGACTTCTTCTCCATGTACGCACGGCTCCTGCACGTCCAGTCCTCGATGGACGAGATGGGCAGGTTCTTCCGGGCGGGCGAGAAGATGGCTGAGATGCTGGAGTCCCCGGCGGTGCGCAAGCGCCTCGCGGACGCCGAGCAGGCAGCGACCGACGCGGCCATCGCCAAGGGCGTCAACGCCGACAAGGCCCGCAAGCTGGGCATCGACGCTCGCGCGAAAGCGTGGCGCGGCGTTGCACGCGAGGCAGGCTTCTCCGGGGCGGCTGGTGGACCGGCATGGCAGATCGCTGACAAGTGGCTGCGCAACGGGATGCTCA